CTAACACTCCTCCCATGCCCATGTCACCCATCATGCTTTTTAACTTTGATAGAGGTGCTATAACTTCCGGGTCAACCCTTGCGTTTTTGTTATCTCCAACAGTTGCCATAGTAGGCCCGTATGCCAAGCCACCTTCGGCTAACTTTGGAGCACCTATTTTCATTATAAGACTTTTTCCTAACGAACCAGCTAAACCTGCAATAGCAGGCGCGATGGCTAATAAAAATGGCGTAGGAGGTAAACCTGCTAATGCTTTAGCAACAAAAACCTTAATCATATCTCCAATAATAACCGCTATGCTTTGCCTAACTGCTGCGGCTAATTCTTTCATGCTCTTAAAACCACTTTCTGCTAAATTAGCAAATGCCTCAATACCCATAACGAGTGATTTTTGTAATGGACTTAATAAATCCTCAATAGATTTTATAGCAGGCGTAATTTTAGTAAAAGAGTTAGCTACATCTTCGTTTGTTTGTTTTAATCTTTCATTTGCGGCCGAAACGCTTTCTAATTTATCTGGAAGTAAATCAAGTGTAGGTAATAAATTTACTGCTGACATTGAAGGATTAGAAGCATCTAAACTTTTACCTCCTCCTGTTCCTCCTCCTGTTGGTGCGCCACCATCACCAAAAACTAACTCACCTGTTGCATCTGTTCCACCTCCTGCCGTAGCTTTGCCAGGAGCAGCCATGAATAAACTTTTAAATTTACCTTTAAGACTATCAACTGTTTCTCCGATTGTTTTAAACTCTGCTGCAACTACTCTTTGTTCTTCCTGATACTTTGTCATACCAGATAAATCAAACAAATCTAAACCTAATGCTTTTTGTAAATTATCTAATTTACCTAAAACAAAAGTAACTCCTTGCATAACAGAGTTCTTTATATTTATCCAAATGTTTTTAAAGTTATCACTAAATGCCTGCCAGTTATCGTATACATATAAAGCAATAGCACCAATAGCAGCAATAGCAGCTACAATACCAAGTATAACAGGATTAGCAAGTAAAGAGGCAAATGCAGCCTGTACTCCTGTTGTCATAAATAAAATAGTAGTTCTAATAAGTTTTATAGTACCTACTAATGCACCAAACGTACTTATTAATTTACCTACTATAAATATAGCTGGGCCGATTGCTGCTACAATTAAACCAGCTTTTACTATAAAACCTTGCGTCTCTGGATTAAGTGATTTAAAACCATCAACTAACCTTTGTAATCCTGCACTAAATGTAGCTACAACTGCCTCTAAATTTAATGTTTCATTGATTGCTTTCCCTAACTCTGCTAATGATGCACCTACATTATCTTTTAAATTATCAAAGGTATTAGCTAATCCTCCATTGGCTCTTTCCAAATTACCTAAAGCACCAACAGACCTTTTTATAAATTCCTCGCTACTTATTCCCAACTCTCTAATTCCTTCAGCAGTAACTACACCAAATTCCTCTTTCATCACACGCGCAAACTCTGGAAGCCTTTCCTTTATCTGATTAAGATCTTCTTGTGTAACTTTACCAACCGCGCTAATCTGTGATAATGCCAATACTACTCCATCAAATTGTTCTGCACCACCGCCTGCCCTTGCTACTGCATTACCAAATTGTGTAATAGTTTCCCTTGCTGCATCGGCATTCATACCTACACTTTGTAAAGAGGCAGAGGCCTTAACCACCTCAGGCAAAGCAAGACCAGGATTTTCAGCAACCTTCCGTAATTTTTCTAATTCAACTGCTGCTCCTTCACTACTTCCCATTATGGCAATTAAACCATTTTGCAGTTTTTCCATGTCTGCAAATGATTTTAAAGCAGCGGCACCTACACCGATAATAGGCAATGTCAATGACTGGGTTAAGGTAGAGCCAAGATTGGACATATTTTGTCCAAACTTAGTCATAGACTTCTCTACCTTTCCTAACTCCTTGTCAAGGTTAGTCGTATCAATGCCAAGTTTTAAAAGTAGTTTACCTATTGCCATTATCCTTCTTTATCCCATTTGTCAAATATTGTTTTGTCATTATTTGTCAAACTTCTATTAGTTTCTTTCTTTATCGGATTCTCCCATGGAAACTCTATTAAATCTTTTGGCTTTAAACTTTTACCTTTTGCCGTATGAACATTTAGTAAAAGTGTCGTTTGCCATCTTATTCGTTCCCATTCTGTTTGCTCTTGCTGTTCAAAGAAATTGTTATAACCTTGCATAGCCATAACAACATCTCTAAAACTCATTTCATTGTATTGCGAAGGTGGAAATCTTAAAACTCCGAAACAAAATCGCTCGATGTATTCAAGTGTGAGCTCTCCGCCTTCGCCACTACGTTTTTTTGGCTCTCATCTTCTGGTGGTGAAATCTCATTTGAAATCATTTCCATAATGCGCGTTATGCCTCCCATGTCTGTATCTACCAAGTCGCAAAATGATTGTAAAGTATAAGGGCATTTCTCCCCTTTGGCTTTGTAACCATGTTCAACTCCTGTATAGGCAAGTTCAAGAGCAAGTAAGAGATCTTCTCCTAAAAGGGAAAGGTCACTTAATTTAAGTTTCCTCTCCCTTAGAAATGTACCTAACACATACATACCAAATTTAATCGGTATGGATGTGTTGGCTATTGTTATTGTTTTCATGTGTTAGGATTTAAAATTATGCTTTTGTTGTCTTCACGATTGCACCTGTCACCTCAAAGGATGCTGAATAGCTTGTATTCTCTTCTACACCTGCGTTTAAATCTAATGATGTACAAATAGCAGACATTGTGAACACATTGTCACCTTGTACGTCAGTAGTAAATTTAATAGTTAGCGCAGTACCACTAATTAAGTCGGTAAAGAGATCATCAAACAAGTAGTTAGTAGAAGAATCACCAGGACCTGCATACAATGCCTCGGTGGACAGTGTGCCAGAGAGTTGACCTTTTTTTACTTCCCTCCATCCTCCAGCTGCGGAATCCTTTGTCAAGATTTCACGCATGGCTGCGGAGATGTTCATTTGGCAAGATGTTGCGTAACCGATAGCAGTGCTATCTTTGTATAGTCGCATCAACGTACCATTAATTATGCCAGTAGTTGCCATTTTTATTTATTTTTTGGTTTATTAATTTTCTCTTCTTGCTCTTCGTCATTGAAATATGAGTTAGGCACTGGAATAGGAATGTAAACTGGATCTTGCTTAGTCTCCTCTTTCTGTGGCATTTGTTCAACAACAAAGTCTTCATCAAGTAGTTCTGCAATGCCATCCTTTATCATTTGCTCACCATATTCAGATAAAAACACACCTACTTTACCTGGTGCCTTTCCATTCCATTCTTTTAATAATCTTAGTTTCATCGTTTCATTTTTGCCATAAAATCAACACTCATCCAGTAAACATTTAAATCAGCATTATACACCTGACTGTCAGAGCTCATATATTTTAATGTTTGTACAGCAATGCCATTTACCGTTCCTACAAATCTATCTAACCTATTGCGCACATTGTTTGCAAGTGTCTGTGTAGTTTCGTAATTGTTAGTATATACGTCTATCTGCACATTGATTTCTTCTAAGTTACTTTGTCCATCTTTGTAATCAACTGGTAAAGAATTTACGACAGTATAAACCATAAAAGGATATTGGACATTCTGTGGAGCAATGTCCGGAAAGATATTTAATCCACAAATACCAGTTACTGCTGCATCAGTTGTCAATCTCCCGTATATTACTTTACCTATCATAACTCCCAAAATTTACGAGGATATTGTTTTGCCATTTTAAGAGCTTCACCAGACATTTTATTTATTACTGCCATTTGACTTGCTCTTTCAGCTTGATTTTTAACTTTCTTTACCCATGCCTTAGTATTTCCATAAACCATGTGAGCATAAAAACCATCTGATTTACTATCACTTCCTAATGTAACACCTTTGCCAGCATCTTTATACAATGGGCCAATAGCAGAAGTTAAATATTTAAAGTTTTTTACATCACTTACTATTTGTATTGAGCGTTGTAAATTACCAGGCATTATATTATACTTTAAACCTTTACCTTTTACATAAAATTTATGTGAGATAGAAGATTTTGGTACAAGATTTCTATAAGCATTAAGTGCAATAGGCTCTGCTGCTTTTGTAATTTCTTTTCTTTTATTTATTGTAATTTGCTGCATAATGTTGTCAAGTTCAATAACACTTTCTGCAAAATTAGATATAGCTAAAGGCTGACCTTTTTTATTAGTCTTGCCTTCTAATCTTTTTAGCCTATTTAACTTTGCTTGTGATATAAACATTACACATAGTTTTGAGCAAATGAACAAAATAAATGTAAATACATATTGTCTTCACTTATCTGGAGATTCTCTATTTGATAGTATTTATCCATCCAGATAATTCTTTGTTGCTCGTTTATGTCTGTCCTATTTCGACAGGTAACTCTCACCTGGCTTAATGCTGTTATCTTGCCACCTTCTACCTCCTCCTTGTTTACTCCTTTATAATCTACTATTGCCCAAACCTCGGCAAAATTACTCCATGTCTCTGTTCCAAAACCAGTAGTGCCAATAGCACGAGAAACACTCTGTACTATTATTCTTTCTCTTAACTTTCCTATTTCTTCTTTCTTGTTGTATCTCATTAGAATAATTGTACGCGATATTGATCAAGTAAATACTCCGATGCCGTAGGTAATTTCTTTATATAATCTTCTCTATTATCGTAACCATCTGCTATCATCATTAATACAGCCTGTCTTATCTGCATTGGTACACCAGATGGCTCTGTGCTATATCCTGCCGTGTATGTAATTGTTACATCATTAATATTGCCATAAAGTGTAGGCCATGTAGAACCGTATGCTAAAGCTAATCTTCCAGGCTTTAAAAAAGTATCTACAACATAATTAGCGGAATTGTAAGTTTGAACGCTATTAACTCCATCGTTATATTGAAATAAGCTAACTGCAATTACTGGAGAAACAGATAAATAAATAGTAGGGTTATTAAGCCTATCTAACTTCTCTGTAATAGTTTGTGTAATTAACGCTTGATTAAGATAACGCTCTGCAACTTCACGAGCTGACTGCAATAAAGTAGTAATCAAAGTATCATCGGCAGAAGTATCTACTTTCAGATAATTCTTAACTTCATTTAATGTCCAAACTTCTTTAGCAGGTGCCGTTGTTACTTTCCAAGCCATCTTTATATTTTTAAGTAGGGATAGAGATTTCTCTCTATCCCTTTACTATCCCCTATTATTTACAGATTCTTCAAGTGCTTAATTGCAGCAGTCTGAATTAATTTACCATCAAAACGAGTGTACATTAAGAAGCCTAACTCCATCTCATCCATAAACCTTTCACGCAATGGCACAAGGACATTGTTAGCTACCTGGCGAATAATATACTTAGACCAATCTCCAAAGAAGATTATCTTTGCATCAGCAGCCTGTGCAGATGGAAGATCATTGTTTATAAAGAAATTATAACCCAATAATCTATCTGGTGTACCTTCTCTAAGAGATGGTTGAAACAAAGTAGTGTTGTTAGTGTCCAAGTTTAACTTTCTAACTGCACTCAAAATCTGGTCATGCATCATAAATGCAGCAGATGGTGAGTTACGGTAAGCAATGTCAACAGAGTGAACAAGATCAACCAAGTTAGCAGCAGTAAAGGAACCAGTAGATGCAGATTCAACACCGGATGGTGCTACGTCTCTAAATCCTGTTGGTTTACCAGAACCATCACCAGTTGTAAATGCAGTGTTTAAGCCACGACCTAAACGCTCACCTAACATAATTGGTAACTCTGTGTTTAATAGACCAAACTCGTCATTTGCCCATTCAACAGACACTTTTACAAGTGTGTTTAAAACGTGAGCTGAGAAAGTCTCTCTTGTAAAGGTCATGTCCTGTACAGTAACCGCTCCACCTTCAGTGTGCCATGAACCTGCAGTAGCAGTATCATTTACTTTTGGCCAGTACAGTGTACCTGCCTGTGGAGTAGTGATGATACGGCTAACCTGTAGCATTGGGCCGTAGTATGCCATTGTCTTCTCCAACTCATAAGAGAATTGGTAAGGAATGACATAACCACCAGCTAATCCACTTTCAGCAGTTGTAATCGTTGCAGTTCCACGCATCTCTCTAAGCATTGATTGCTCATTGCTTGTTAAGTCACGCTTTGCAAGAGCTTTCATAAATGCTGTGTGATACTCTGGTGACTTTACAATCTCCCTTGCATCTCTTGGCAAATTATTAATTGTCTGCTCAACTGCATTAACACCTCTCTCCTCTGTGTTAATCTCATTCCATCTTTCAAGGCGTGAAATTTGGTCTGTATAATTTTTAAAGTTAGCATCTGCTGCATCCCATTGTGCCAATTCATCGGCACTCATAAGACGTCCTTCGCCAGCTGCTCTCTTCTGCAAGTCTTCCATTATAGCATAATCGGAAGCCCGCTTTTCTCTTAGCAATTTAGAGTTCATTATTTTGTTTTTAATTTAAGTAAGTGCAGGGCGTTCCTGCGTAATTCATTTTGTATATTAATTTCTGATTCAACAGATATATCAATTACTTTTTGCAAATCTTCATCTATTTGCTTTGTAGCATCGTAGCTTCTTTTTGCAACCATTGTGTCTGGGTTAGCAGGATAAGTTACCGGAGAAACATCATACACTTTTTTAATAGAACGTATGACTCTTTTTGGTTTCATTCCCGATCTTTCTTGCCAGTCCTCTGCCTCTACGGTAAAGGCAAAACTACTCTGGTAAACATCACCACGTTTTACCATTTCAAGCAAATCATTGCCTAATGTAGTATTTGGTGCCTCAAATTCGTACTCCATCGCATTGCCTGTGACATTTAGCTTTAATGTGCCAGATGATGTCCTTGCCAATACCATGTTCATGTCATGATTAAACAAAGCAACTACATCTTTCATGTCAGCTTCATTTAATGAGTCAGATGACATCTCCTCATCATACCATCCCATGTCATAGGAAGAGTTAAACACTGTGGCAGTACCAAAAATAGTACGGCTTTCAGGTTTAGCCCTTAGTTCAAAAT